ATTCACTATTCAACACCATGCAACTTCTACGATTTTCTACAGGCAATGCCAAGCTTGGTAAGCGTTTGATCTTTAGCTTGCCAGCAGGATACTCTTGCCCTAACGCAGGGGTATGTAAGACAATGGCTGATCGTACCACAGGTAAGATCATGGATCTGCCGCAGCAACCTATTGATCCGACTACAGACTACAGGTGCTTTGCTGCCATGTCAGAAGCCATGTATCCAAACGTACGTGATGCACGCTGGCACAACTGGGATTTGTTACGCGAGACAATGTATGGCGGTGACTATGGTAGCTACAGAGAATTACAAGGCAAGAGTTATGAACAGCAGGTTGAGTTGATTGCTGGACTGATTGAGTTGTCACTACTGGTACAACCAGCGCTTGAGATATGTCGCATCCACGAGAGTGGTGACTTCTGGGCACGTGCTTACATGGAAGCATGGGCACGTGTTGCTACCAGGTATCCTGCCATTAAGTTCTATGCGTATACCAAGATGCTTAATGATTGGCTAGCTATACACGAAAAGATGCCAGCAAACTTTATGTTGACTGCATCGATCGGTGGTATGCTTGACCGTATGATTCCACAGTATCCCGATGTGTTTAAACGTGTTGCTTATGTTGTGTACACAGAAGAGGAAGCTACGGAACTAGGGCTTCAAATTGATCATGATGACAGTCACTGCTTTGGTGACAAGCCATTTGCATTGCTGGTCCATAGTCCACAACGTGCTGGTTCAGATGCGCAAGCTGCTATCAATGCTCGGCGCAAACAGGGTAAGTTTACTGGTTACAACAAGACCAAGAAAGTACGTGCGTAAAGTTGCAAACGTGCTAACATTAGCCCGACTTCTTTTACATCCATGAGCTACGTCATTGTTTCAATGAACACGGATCAACCATCCGCCATTACCGCTTGTACTCAAAGCAACTTTTTTGAGCTGGTTCCGTTAGACTCTGATGTAGCTTTGAACAAGATTTTTTCTCACCCGCATCGCGCAGGTGCGCAACAAATCTTAACTTGGATTAACAAGAATGACCCCGCTCTCGCCAGTCAAGACCTCTCAATTCAAGATGAGTCCCGTTTTAGAAAATGAGACTTGGCTGGTATTTGACTTAGAGTCAGATGGATTGTATGACAATGTAACGGTTATCCATTGCATTGTCATATATGACATACAAACAAAACAAGTGCATCACTATGGACCCGACAACATCTCTGCTGCTATTAATCATCTTGCTACTGCGGATGTACTAATAGGGCAAAACATTTTGTTTTTCGACATCCCAGTACTTCAAAAACTTTTCCCCGATACTGCAAAGTTTCGAGGAAGAATTATTGACACACTCATTTGTACACAACTCATTTGGCCAAAAGAAGTTCTCTATGACCTTGACACAGAACAATATCCGGAAGTACCAAAGAACCTCAAGGGTAGGGCCGGTCTTAAAGCGTGGGGTTATCGCCTCTCCAATTACAAGATTGAGTTCAAAGATTTTAGTGAGTACTCCAAAGAAATGCTGGCATATTGCGAGCAGGACGTTAGGGTTACTCTTCAATTATTTCAATTCATTCAGAAACAGAACTATGCGGAAACGGCACTTAAGTTGGAGCATGACTTTGCTCTTGCAATTAACAAACAAGTGCGAGCAGGTTTTCCTTTTGATGTGGATGCATGTCTTGATCTGGTGGATGTACTCAGAGCAAAGAAAAATGAACTTCATGCAAAGGTAATGGAAGTATTTCCACCCATCAAACAAGAGTCAGTGTTTGTACCAAAGGTAAACAACAAGACTCGTGGTTACGTTAAAGGTGAACCGTTTACCAAGGTAACGTACCAGGAATTTAATCCTGGTTCCCGCCCTCAAATTGTTGACAGACTCAAAAGTAAATACGGGTGGGTACCAGAGGAGCTGACGGATAAAGGTAATCCAATCCTTGATGACGAAGTGTTAAGTGCATTGGATTATCCAGAGGCCAAAGTCCTGGGTGAATACTTGACTATTAAGAAAAGGCTAGGACAAATTGCCGATGGACAAAAGGCCTGGCTTAAATATGTAAACAATCAAGACTCATGTATGCACGGTGAGGTTGTAACTAACGGTTGTATCACCGGACGTTGCGCACACCGTAATCCAAACATGGGTCAAGTGCCAGCATCTTATAGCCCGTACGGTAAAGAGTGCAGGAGTTTATTTCATGCGCCAGATGGCTGGGACTTGTTAGGTGTAGATGCCAAAGCATTGGAGTTGCGTTGTCTTGGTGGGTATCTTGCCCTATGGGATGACGGTGAATATGCCAACCTTGTGACAGATGAGTCAGTTGACATTCATGTGTACAACCAGGATAAGTTTGGTGTGCCTACCAGGGATATTGCTAAGCGTTTAATATATTGCCTTTTATACGGGGGTGGTGCAGAAAAAGCTGGTACTATTATTGACCCAAAAGAAAAAGATCTTGTGCGTTTAAAACAACTGGGACGTAATGCAATCAATGGTTTTATGGATGGTGTACCAGCGCTTAAACAATTGAAACAAAAATTAGCAAGCACTGTGCAAAAACGTGGGTACCTACGTGGATTAGATGGGCGTGCATTGTATTGTCGTTCAGATTTTAAAGCATTGAATGTGTTGCTGCAATCATCGGGTGCACTCATTATGAAACAAGTTGTTATTGAATTACATAACAAGATGCATGACTTTGGTTATATTTATGGACATGACTGGCAACAACATGCTTTTATACACGATGAGATTGAAGTATCTTGTCGACCAGAACTAACTGAAGAATTAAAAAAAATTGCCTTAACATGTTTTAACGATGCTGGAAAGTTTTTTAGCTTCTTGTGCCGGATCGATGGAGATGCTAGAGTGGGCCACACCTGGATGGAGGTCCATTAGTACATGAATACTAAAGAAGCAAAAGAAAATTTTAAATACGTAAACGGAGAAATGTATTGGAAAAAAGGAAAAAGAAAAAACAAAAAAGCAGGGTGTATGCATCCCACTGGATATATGCAAGTGTGTTGGAATAAAAAACTATGGCAATTACACCGTATTATTTGGATATGGCATGGAAATGAATTGGTAAAGGGGTTAGAAATTGATCATATAAATAGAATTAAAACTGACAACAGAATTGAAAATCTAAGGCAAGTCACGAGGTCTATTAACAATGCAAATAGAAAAGCAATATTTGTAAACTTTTGTAAAGGGAAATGGAAAGCGTATACCTCTCGAATACTGGGAAATGGCAAGCAAATACATATTGGTGTATTTGAAACAAAAGAAGACGCTGAAAAAGCTGCTCAAGTTTATCTTTTGTCCCTAGTATGACGTTAAACTGCTTTCAACTACACTTTTGATTTCATGAACTTTGTTACACTTTGCGCTCAGACTACTGAAGCGCCACGAGAAGTTTACACCAGTGCTACATCCACAGCAGCACGTTGTATGGTGTTGCTGCCGCCTATTGGAAACAAAGCACCTACTGCAATTGAACTCAATGTGTACGGAAAAAATGCTGAGCGTTTTTCTCGTACTCCTCAAGGAGCTCAGATCTACATCCATGGTGCAAAATTGCGGTTCGATCTGGAGACTAAAACTTATTCTCTCCACGGAGGAATCATTGCTCAAGTTAATGATCAGTTCCCAATCTTTAATACGGTGATCCTTAGTGGTCGCTGTGTTAAAGACATTGATCATCAAGATGCACGTGCCTTCAAGACAACGGCTGATGGTACCATGATTTGCAACCAGACATTAGCTGTTAACACTGGACGTAATCAGTCTGATCTGTTTAACTTCTATGCAATCAACAGTGCAGAAGACAAGCTTAAACAAGCGGAACTTCTTGTTAACTTCACGCGTAAAGGCACTGGTCTTACTATTCAAGGCCGCCTTGTTACTGACACTTGGGTAGATAAAGAAACAAAAGAACGTCGCAGTCTTACCAAGATTCAATTGGTGAGTATGACCCTGGCTCCCAAGGGGCAGGCAGGTGCTCAGGAAATCAAGCCACAGACGACAGTAGCTTCGCCAGAAGGGGTAACAACCTTGTGGGGTGGGCGCACAGCCGATGAAGGTTCTGACCCCTGGAACTTGACTTCTGGTGGTGGCCTGCCAGAATTACCTGGTCAATACGGCACTGCACCGGAGCTTAGCGATGAACCCTTCTGAAGAGATTACGGAAATGGCTGAGCTGCACTTTCCTTTTGGGGATTATTGCTTTGCTTATGTAGATGAAGACCTTACGGTTCAAGTTAGTACCAGAAGTAATGAGTCAGTTGCTTTGGTTGGTGCTTTTGTTTCTTATATGAAAGCATTAGGATTTAGCCCTGAAACTATTGAAGAAACTTTGTACGACCAAGCAAATACAATGAAATTTTTTAGATTACCTAATTCAATCTTAAAACCTAAAGAGTAAGTTAATCGTCCTGAGTATGACGTAAAACTGCTCACCAACAAACCCAACCTACCTTGACATGACTACGAAGACCGCTGCTATTGCAAAACGTGGAATCAATTCTTTCCAGCTTTTTCAGTCTAAAGAATTTGTTTCGGGGTACCAGAACCTCGTCACTATCCAACCTCTCAACAAGTCCAAGACACGAGGTTGGTTCGTGCGGAAGTCAGATCTTGACACTTGCGGATGGAGTGCCACTGAAGATCAATTTGCTAAGGATTCAGTTATCTGGAACTACAAGCAAACTTTTGGTATGGCTCCCAATACTTCAATTGAAGAAGGACTCAATTTTACTGAGCCTCGAATTCAAGTGCTTTTACGTTCTCCCCTCATGGTTGAGGAAACGACTGGGATGCGTATGACCATCGGTACGTTTGACAATCCCGATGTTAAAGATCTGTGGGATGCTGATAAGGCTGCCTCTGATCTTGCTAACAGCAAAGGTGAAATGTACAAGCGCAAGTTCAGTGTGCGCACCAAGTACCTCGTATATATCCTTACCAAAGATAATGTGCGTGCCCACAAAATTCCTATGGTGCTAACGCTGAAGGGATTGAATGGTACTGATGCAGCTGAGAAGATCAAGCTGTATGAAAAAGAAATGTCTAAGTGCCTTAGCAAAGCACTAGCCGCTGAAGTTCCCCTTGCATTCAATGAAAAGTTCTATGCAACTACCGTATTTACTCCGGTACTTGTCAACGACATGCGCGGCGCCAACAACGTTGAGATCTGCGCAATTGAATCTTTTGACCTACCTGATTACAGCACAGAAGAAGCCGCCATCGAATCATTGAATCGCATGTCGATTCCTGATGAAGATCGTGAATCAACTTGGAAATTCCAAGAACTGTTTGCTGACTACATTAATCAGCATTCCAAGCAAGATGCTGACAAGCTGGGTGGTGCCTATGGAATTAAAGAAGGAGTAGAAATCCTTCCTGCCTCCAGGGGAACCGAGCCACTCCAGTTAAAGTCAGCTCAAGATCCTATGACAGGTGAGGATGACTCCTTGCTTTGATTAGGATTTAACCTTAGGGTTGGTAACAGCTGCATCATCTACAACAACATTGTTGAAGATGTGTATGTCTTTTACCAGCCCACGAATTACTCCCTGACGTTGAGTTGCAATGGTCACTAAGAGCGTTGCAATCTCACGTAGTTCTTTGACTGATGTGGAATCTTGAATTGAGCGTTTGACTTTTTCTTCCCAGAACTTGTCATTAAGACTAGGCTCTATGTCAAACTTACTAAGTGGAACATAGGTGCCAGGCTTAAACTCTTCCATGTCAGTCAAAGTTTTATTTAGTCTACAGCCTAATCAACTTCAACTCAACTACCCAATCTGTATCAATGACTACACTTCTAAATGAAACACTCAACACTGCACAGTCTTCAATTTATTCTCGGACTAACATACGTCGCGCTTTCCCTGGCTTTGATGACACAGGAGTGTCCGCCATTTATTTGGAACATGCAAATATTATCGTGGCTCGCGTTGATGGTACTACTCAGTGTTACGATCGTGGATTAATCAAGCAGGCTTACCTTAACTACACATTCAGACTCAAAGATTTCTTTTCTTATCTCGGAGCAAACTACCGTGGACCATCAATCTGGCACAACAACGCCTACGTCATTTTTAAAGGCTGGAATTATAACCATAGCTTGGGACATCTTACGGCATCCGCCAAGCTTCAAGCGTTATGGGCTGACAAGTTTATTCACATCAAAGACAAGGCGCGTTTGGAAGCGTTACTTCAGTCTGACCAAACAGATCTGGGTCATCTTATTGCTCCGGACGGCTGGCGAGCTGAGTCACAACCTGTTGATATGGACTCTGAATTTGGAGAGGAATCTAATGGCAATAGAGTACAAACGTTGGCGCCATATTGCTCATGTGGATCATTCACTAGACAACTAAATAATCTGTCTGATTTCCAGGCTGAGATAGAAGGGTACAAGCCGTGGTGCATTCACCTGACTTGGTTTAATAAGTATCGTGAGCTACTTGTTAAACGTAGTGACGTACGTAATAACGCACGTGGTGGTGCCAGTGAGAAGTGTGTGGCCTGGGCTTATGCTCCTCCATCAGATTCAGTAAGTGATGGAAGAATGGTTCTATTGCATACTCAGTCTGGATCAATGGCTCCTTTAACACATTGGCGCACCTACAAGCCACGCACATTGTTTACGCAACACGACGCATGGAATTTGTTTGATAACATGATGGAGGCTGGCTACGTACCTTTTCCTTTGACTTCATTACCACAACTTCAAGGGTTTTTAAAGAAATAAAAGCACAATCAATTTTAAAGTAAACCTACGTCCTAAGCATGACGTTAAACTGCTTAACATAACTACACATTCAGAGTCAATTCATGTTTGAGTTCTTTGCTGCCACGGTCCTTCCTTGCTTGACCAGTGCACTGCACAACATTTTAATTGCAGCCACGGGGGCACTTATTACTTGGGCTTTAGGTAAGCTACGTACTCAATTTGCCTGATCAACTTTATTCCAACGCAACTCAACAATGACTCAGTTAACTCACGCTAAACTTAATCAACTTACTGTATTAAAACTTTACGAACACTATGCTGCCCTGGAACGCAGTCTTCCTTTGCTTAGCCCTGAGTCCGAAGAGTTGGCAAGAGCAGAGCTTGAAGCTTGCGCCAACCTACGCTCAGAAAAAATTGATCGTATCTATTACGCGATCTCATCCCATGAGGATGCCTTGGAGCGGGTCAAGAAAGAGTCGGAGCTACTCACGGATGCCAAACGTCACCACGAATCCCAACTGCGGAGCCTCAAGGGGTTACTAGGTTGGTTGCGTCGGTCGCTGCCAACGGATCACAACAAAATTACTGGACGCAACTATCAGTTCACTTTGGTACCAAAGAAGAACTTAACCGTAGAGGTGACGTCTGACGTTAGTACCTGGGACTTTGAAGACCAACAGAAATTTGCTATGGTTCAAGAGGTTACCACTACCACACAAACTGTGGTACGTTCTATAGATGGAACAATCCTTGAAGAAAAGGTTGTTCTTAAAACCAAAACTGAACTGCTTCCTGACCTTGACCACATCATCAATGCCTACCAAGCCCATGAGCAACTACCAGCCGGTGTCAAAGTCACCCAAGAATACGCAGTTCGTTCCAAGCGAATCCTTACTGAGCGCAAAGTGGAACTGGACACATCCGAATATTTCGGAAACGTTTTATCAGAAGCTTGAGGCACCTGCAGATCTTGAGGATGCACATGTGCGAATGATTTGTCATCAACATTCAGTTGATGACTTTCAATTGCAAATTGATATGTGCTCACTTGAGCTATCTATGTTGTGCGGTGATGAGGAAGTTGCTCCTTATCAGGTCAAGCAAATGGAAGACCTTGAGAATAAAAAGCTCAAGCTGATGGCCGGCAAACGGTTTCATACTAATGCCAAGAATGCCTATTGGTATTATGGTATTAAAGCTGATAAGTAAATCAGTTTAAAGTAGTACAAACACAAGGGGTACCATGGCAGTAGAAGATCGCTTGACGCAAATAATGGCGAACTTTACGGCGGAAGGTACCCCTCTTTCTGCCATAATGGGTAACCGCCTTGAGTGGCAGGCTACTATTCTTACAGCAGCAATGATCTCTAATGATCGATTAGCTGCCAGTATGGATGCAGAGGAAATGGTTGATGCTGCTATTAGCTATGCAACAATTATTCAAAAACGTTTAGGGCATTACCAAAGCAATCAAGTGCATTCATTAGAGCGTATGATGGAAGGGTAATAGTACAATAAAGAAAAAGGTTTGTCATGGCAATTACGTACACCTGGACTATCGGTCAACTTATTTCAGCACCTACTGAAAACAACTTGACAAATGTTGTAAAAACTGCCCATTGGAATCTTACGGCTACTGAAACCGTAGATAATAAGACTTATACAACAAGTTCTTATGGGTCAGTTGGCTTAAGCCAGCCCAACCCTCAAGATTTTATTCCGTATTTTGATCTTGAATCGCCTGAAGTCATTGGTTGGGTTAAAGAAGCTATTGGCCAAGAACGTGTGACAACCATGGAACTGGCTTTGGCTAACGGAATTGAATTGCAAAAAAACCCCAAAACAGTGGTACTACCCCTCCCTTGGGTATGATTACCCCACATTGGGGTGGTTTAACCTATCCCGTTGTGTTTTAAATCGTGTAGAATTTGCACAGGTTTTATTGCACCCATGGCCAACATTCAAGAAAAACTGGACAACCTTCACAAAGAGCTTGAGACTTCTGTTAATACTTACAACGAAGCTCTTAATACAGTCAATGCCACCAAAGAAAAAATCATTGCTCTCCAGGGGGCAATGCAAGTTTTGCGTGATCTTGTAGAAGAAGAAAATGTAGAGGCTGCACACGCAGTCGTGGATGCCAATTGAAACAATAAAAAACTTTACAAACCTCTTAGGGATAACAGGTAAAAATCTGTTAGCCTTAAGGGGTCTTTCTTTTGCGTGATGGATCCCGTTCCTGTTCCAAGTCTTACAGTTTCATTTGCAGTTGACATTGAAATTGAATACGATCCATTTAAAGGTCGTACACCAGAAGCAGTTGCAGGACTGTTGGAATCTTCTGTGAGTGATCTTTTGTTTGAGGCACATTCTAAAGTTATTTCAACTTCTATTCAAACCACCAACATTGAGGTGCTAGGCAATGCCTAAAATTGATTACAGCTACGAAACAATTCTTCGTAATTGGGATGTTGAAAAAGAACAGCGGAAGGCTGATTTTCTAGAGCACATCTATCAGTGTTACCAGCCTGGTAATCATTGCTATACAGGACTGTGGCAACGTTTTTGCCTAGAAGAAGCTGGGCCTCGGTGTCGAGATGATTACTTTGCTCGGCTTGAAGCAATTGAACGCTTTAAACAATCACTTGCAGAAGAACAAACTAATGCCTAAGCCCTACCCTACATGGATATGTTGGGATTGTGGTCCCAAGTTAGGCAAGTGGTATGCTACAAGTGCATACACTGGCCCCAAAAATCATTCCGCCACCATGCATTACGATACCTGTGATGCATGTGGTAAGTATAATGTCCCGTGCACTGAGCCGCGGGACTATGGTCATCTTGTTAGTGACTGGGAATTAGTTGCCAGTACCAAGAGAGAATAATACAGTTGCCGCAGTGCCGCCCGATTCAGATACAAATACTGGTCGAACGTATCTCACCGGGTGGTTTGCTGTGTTGTAATGAGTTGTACCGTTGGCAGTAATGGTTGTATTAGCAATAATTTTGGACCAGTTAATGCCATCAATTGATCCTTCCAATGCAATAATGACGTTGGTATTGATTGATGCTACCGTCACAAACAAGGCGTAGTTCTTTGTAACAATAGATGGTGGCAGATATACCACTGTATTAGCGCACGCTGCAGGCGCATCAAGCAATGGATAAGTAACAAACAAACTATCGGGAAGACGTAAGCTCATAGCTTTTACCTTTATCTTTTTATTTTACTCCATAAATTTGTTGTTGTACTTCCCCTTATAATGGAGGTATAGCAAAAGAATTATGCAAAGCACTGGTTATCAGCAGATGCCTCCAGCTCCTGTAATGCAGGTAGAACAGCCGTTGCCGCAGGCACAAAATAAACCTAAAGCTCCTGCCAAGTCAAAAGCTGGTGGTGATGTTGGTGCATTCATTCAGCAATGCATTTCCCTGTGTGCTTACCTTAAAGAACTTGAAACCCAATCTCACCTTATTCATTTAAACATAGAGTGTCCTGATTTTATTAGCGTGCATAGGTTTTTAGGTGAACAATATGAAGCACATTTAGAACAGTTTGATACGCTCGCCGAATTTATTCGGTCTATGGATTTTTATCTTCCTAAATGCAATTGTGAACTGAGAGATGCAGCGCCTCAAATGCAAGTTGTTTCTTCTTATGAATGGAAAGGAATGTTGGGGGTGTATTACAAAAATCTTGAAGAACTTGGAATGAAAGCTAAAAAACTTGAGCCAGTTGCTCAAAAAATTGGTGCTATTGATATTGCTAATTACATGGCCGACTTAGTCGGACAGGCCTTTAAAGCTGCTTGGTTTATCAAAAGCATCTTGCGTGCCGCTTAAATATAAAGAAGCTTTTGCAATAGTCAAAGAACAGTCACCAAGTAAACCAATCGCACTATTGCAAGTAGCACATAAAAGACCTCTGATTTTTCCTGTTTGATGACAGTGATCTACCGAAAAATATTTATGTTTTTTGCTTTTGGCTGAAGGGTTGTCTGTATTGCAAATAGCACAACAACCTTTTTGCTTTATAAATAAATCGTCGTAATTTTGCTTGGTTATGCCGTAACGATATTGTAATTTGTTTTCCCAAATTTTTTGTTTATTTTTAGGTTTGGCATGGGCTATGCGATTTTTTTCTAAAATACAAGTTTTACATTGTTTTAAGTAACCATTTGATCGCTGTTGCGAGCGAGCCGGTTGTTTGTAAAAATCTTGCGTAAGATTTTTTTCTATTAAACATGTGCTGCATGTACGAAGCATATTATTGTTGTTAGGCATTGTCACCAGTGACGTATTACTCCTGCAATAATAAACGCATTTGTGGTTAGGTACGACAAAAATATTGCGGTGCGTACCAGGGCAATCACATCTGCTTCAGCTTTGCGATCGGATGCTTTCTCACCTAAGGCTTTAGCCCATAGGCGGAACAACTTGGTGTGCACTAAACAACTCCTAATGAACTCCTAATTTATTTCAAATTAGGAGTTAAGGCAAGGCCTAGTGTTTAACTTTAGCAAGCTTACCCCTCCCCTATTTCAGTGTTTTGGGGCTTTTCAGCATTTGCTGAAAACGTCTTGGTAATTTTCACGATTTAGTGAAAACACAAAAAAAATGAAAATTGATGAGGGGCGGGGCCAACTTTATGGGCGACCCTAAGCATTTAAGATTCGAGGCCTGCGAAATCCCCCTCATTAACCTATACGGTAATTGTCTCGTACAAAAAATGATTAGACGTTTCAATCATACGTGAATTTTCAACGCTGTACTCAGTCATGTCAATCTCATAACCAGGATTTTTTTCAATCCTGTTTTTAAGCCAGGCATCATCGTACCAAATGATTCGGTTGTTGGGGTAAGCATAAAAATTACCGTCATCCATTCGGAAGAAATGCGCACACTTGTGCTCAGGTGTTTCACTGAAATTAGTATTGAGAGTTGACTTGGATTCCCAGGACCAATCCATAGTGAACATATAGATGCCACTATTTTTTTCACCTTTGAAATTAATTAGCTGTGCACGTAAATTTGAAAGGCGTGCCCTGACTTGTACATCAATATACGGAGAGAAACAATCCCACCACATGCACTCATTTAGTTCCGGTTTAGGTGCGTCTGGTTTCCAGCAGAGGGCATGAATGGGACGCCTTGTCCAGTTAACTCCATTCTCTAGAAACACTTCAAACAATGGGACGTGTTTCTCTAATGATGCAACAGAGTGTACGTCACATAACGTTACATGACCATGCCCCTGCTTGTGGTTATATAAGAATTCATTTCGTATGTAGCAAGTAAATGTTGGAAGGTTGTGATTTAAGTAGCTCATTTAATTTGTTAAAGCCCGTTTACTGTAGCGTGCCTAACGGGTGCCAGGGCTATGCAGGTTACTTATCTTTATGTCGTTTGGCTGCACGAGCTGCCTTACCAGCTTTTTTTGCTGTCTCTGTGTTAGGTACAAATTGTTTTCCTTCTCTACTACCAACGCGTTTCTTGCGGTCAGTTTCTTCTCTTTCTTCTTTGGATAGAGAAGCCCATGCTTTTTCTGGCAGGTAACGTTTTGTGTATCCGTCTTGGATTGCTTTATCACTTGCCATCTTGATACCTCTTTGCTGCTGACTTAGCTTTAGAGCGTTTCTCGTATTCGTCTTTGGTCTGCCACTTTTCCTTGCCCCATTTTTCTAGTGATTTTTGCCCTTCGCCTTTGCCACCTTTGTACCCACCGCCAGCTTTTTCATATTCTTGTGTTAAAAGTTGACTTCTTCGCGCACTCCATTGGCCGGGCTTACCTCCTTTGGATCCTGCCATTATGCGATCTTTAATGTTCTCACGTAATTCAGGTTTAGTATATTTGCTGTTGTCTTGTGCCATTAACTTATTTCTTTCTTCTATTTTACTCGGTATTGTTATTAACAATTAATCAACGCTCCTGGAATCGAACCAGGTACAGAACTCCTTGTCGGATTGCCTAACCATTTGGCTTAGCGTTGAGGTGCGGGTCCCTTCCCCGCTGGGTTCATTTATAAGGTTAATGAACGCACCCCTCCGTTTAGCCGGAGGTACACTGTAAGGAGCGACCTTACATGTGAGGAGCTACCTCGGAGTTGACGCGCCGCCTTCTGGGCTATGAGCCCAACGCGCTACGCAGTCATCGGTAATATCATAACAAAAAATCTCCGGGTGTCAAGCTGGGGATCAGTAGATTTACTTACCGCTTCCACTCGGTTTTTACAGGGAAGTTGACTACTTCCGGTAGAAGTCTACAGCCCGGTCTTCTCTGTAGATGGTGCACTAAATTTACACATAAGTTCATCCATGTGCTCCAGGGATTCAATGCGCATGAGGATGTCGGTCAATGTGTGAATGGTGATTGGCTTCTCAGTTCTTGCAGCAAATGCAAGAGCTTCTCGTAGATTAGTAGTAGCTGCTTCTACGGAATCTTTGACGGGAGTAGTAAGGGCCATTTGGGGAAATAAAATTTTTGTTTCAAAATGTAATGTACAAATTATACAGCCCAGATCCAACCAACTTGATACTCATCAAAGTACGGTTCTACCCCCAGGGAATCCATGAGTTCGTAGATAAGGCGGCCTTTGCCGTAACGCTTGCCTTCAACTTGGATGTTGTCATCAATCACAATTAAAGTTCCTGGTTGCAGGCAAGGGTAAGCTGCTAACAATTCTTTAAGATGATGGGCGGACGGAGCCCAGTCATTGTGCCAATTTGTAATGTTATATGAATCTAAGTAAAGCAAATCAATCTTGCCTTCAAGAGTGTTAAGGAATTCTACGGAGTCAGAGCATACGACAATGGCGCGATCTGTTTCACGTAGTGCCAAGTCGCAGGCTTGTTGGTCATTGTCTACAGACCAAAGCACTCCACCGTGGGATGCAACATACTGGTCAAACAAAAGGGTTGAGCAACCATCGCCTTCGTAATTGTTTTCTTCTCGGTATGTGCCAGTTTCTACAATGACTGGATCTACTAGTGTTTCTAGGTAATCAAAGATTTGTTCAAAGGTATTAGCGCGTTTGTTAAGGCGTGGCTTGATTTGATCCCAATATGCGTCCCAGCAGGTAAACGCATTAGTTTTCGATTCGGAGGTAGTCAATTCCTTGTTCTTTGAGGAGGATTTCGTGGGCATCTGCCTTATCCAAATCATAGTCATCAAATGCTAGCTTGCGGAAATTCTCTCCGTCTTTTTCGCCGTAGTAGAAACGGACAGTATTAATAACCATGATTTGTTGTTAGAATAAAACTAATATACAAGATTATGCGTGACCACTCCCAGGAATTCCAGCCTTAAGGTATGGGAACCCACGCTTCAAGTACTGAATAAGAACCCTGTACGCATTACGTTAAACGGAAGGCGGCACTATACCACACCGTTAGCACAAGGTGCAGCGCCATCGGTTACTACAATTCTTTCGCAGACCGCATCAGAAGCAAACAAGCAGAAGCTTGAGATGTGGTCTAAGAATAATCCAGGTGTGAAAGAGGCTGCTGCTGAGAGGGGTACAGCTATACACTATGGTATGGAGTGTTACTGCAAAAAAATTCAACATGAAGTTCCAGAGGAGTATGCGGATTTTTGGACGGGAATGCCGTCGATATTGGATCAATTTGAAGAATTTATTTGGGCGGAATCCCCGCTATTGGAAAAACATCAGTTTACTGTTGGCAGTGATGATGTGGCTCGTGTTTGGGGTTGCGACGAAGCAGGTCGTGCTTGGGCCGGTGCTCCTGATATTATTGGCGTTGTGGGCGGTAAATTGACGCTGGCTGACTTAAAAACTTCGGTCAAGCCATACAGCAGGAAGTGGCCAAAAGATTTGGAGAAGGGGTCTCCAGAATGGAGAGACCTGTTGGGTGGTCACCTAAAGTTTAAAAAAACCTGCAAACAATTGGCTGCTTACGATCTTGGGATTGAACAGACGTTGGGGATGAAAGTCCAGCAAGCTGCCATATTAGTATCAACGCCTTTGCGTACACAGGTTTTTAAAATTTCACGTCGGTTTTTGGATATGCTGCGGACTGACTGGCTGGCGCTAGTAGCGGAGTACTATGCTCAAGTAGATGAGTATGGAATGCAAGACCGAGATTTAATTTAAGAATTGCCGTTGGCTAGGGAGCTGTAGGATAAAGAGAACAACAGCGCCCAATACCGTGGAGATCCAACTTTCTGTTGGTGAGTGGATGAATGCGCTTCAACGTCACATGGCAAATGCGGCGGACGGGGATTGCTTTTGCCTGCCAACCGACATCCATCTTCATGCGTACTGGCTGGTGAAGGACGCGTCGTTCCCACAACGGCAGTTTAGAGTAAAGAGAGTTGACCCGGTAGAAGCATGAGCAACGGAACCAAGCTGGCCCTCCGGGCAGGTGAGATTAACTTTAGTTACATTCCCCAAGATTGGCCCCTGACCCCACTAGGCGGTAATAAAAATCCTTATGTTGATGGTTGGCAAAATAAACCTTTTAGTATTCGGGAAATTGAAGAAGAGATCGCTGGTGGTCAATGCAAAGCCATTGGACTCATTAGTGGCCCTGTCTTCAACTTGCCTTTTGGTTTGGTGTGGGTGGACGTGGATGGCGCAAGCGTATATCCCCTTATCGAAAGAATCACAAACAAAAGTTTTGCCGATGCCCTACCAAGGACGCTAACTATTTGTAGTGGTAAGCCTGGCAGGGAAAGGCGTCTGTATCAGATTGCACGTGAAAAGCAACAGCATTTTGTTCGTAACAAATATACATGGCATGCTGAGGAGAAGGGGGAGAAGCTAGAGATTCTTTGGTCTAGGCACCAGGGTGTATTGATGGGTTTGCATCCTGAAACGGATGGATATTTTACGCAAGAGGGGATGGGGTTTGAATGGGTGGGCAACCTTCCGGAATTTCCGGAGTGTTTGTTGAATGAAATTATCACAAAGAATGTAAAGCAAGGTGTGCCTGCCAAGGAGGTGACCAGGTTTGTTGGTCAAAACTTTGCAATTAATGCAGAAGTTTCTTTGGAACGGGACATGCAGCTTGCAGTGGAAGCAATGCATGCACTGCCTGCAGAAGCAGCAGATGACTATGACATTTGGATCACCATAGGACAAACGTTGCATTCACTGGATGAATCGCTGCTGGATGAATGGGATGAATGGTCCAAGCAAAGTGATAAGTATGTAGATGGTGAATGCCATAGGCGTTGGCTTTCTTTTAGCAAGGGTGGTGGACGCGGCATTGGTTCACTTTTCTACATTGCAAAGGAACACGGATGGTCTCCTCCGCAGGACCATAAGGTAAAAACTGTTGACGATGAACAGCTTGAAAAGCTAGCAAAGCTACCCACTGATATGGACACATTGGAAATGGAAGCAATTTTGAAAAACGTAATGCCTCAGGCTGCCAAGGCTCCGGTAGCAACCGTTGTGCAAGAGAAAAGAAAGCCTGGTCGGCCACGTAAAAATACAGAAACTAATGAGCAAAAACAACGTGGTCGTAATGCATCTTCTGATCTTGTTACAGAGATGTTGCTGCAGATGTACCAGGGGGATTTGTTGTTTAGTTTGAAGCACAATCAATTCTTTATGTATGAAAGGGAAGGGCTGGGTCTTTGGTCTCCCATGAGTAAGGTTGAAATGGCTGGGGATATTCGTAGCAAACTACTGCAAGTTCGTGATGAAGGGGAGTTGATTGAAGGGTTCAATACTAAGTTGATTAATGATGTGTATGAGCAATTGCAAGCAGCACTCTACTTTAAAGAGTGGTATGAAGAAAGCCGTTACCTGTTATTTACCAATGGGGTATTAGATATTGAGACCAGGGTATTGCTTCCTTTTAACAGAGAACTATATTTGACACAGCAACAACCTTACGCATATGATGCAGCCGCTACGTGTGAAGAAATTGTTAAATGGCTAAAACATGTGCAGCGTGATAGTTGGAATCGGACCCAAGTATTACGAGCTTGGCTGCGGGCAACACTGCTTGGTCGCTACGAGATGCAGAAGTTTGTTGAGATTGTTGGACCAGGAAAGTCTGGTAAATCAACCTATGCAAACTTGGCTGTAGCACTGGTAGGCAGGAAGAATGTGTACTCAACTGACTTTGAAAACCTGGAGAAGAATAGGTTTGAAGCAGCGGGATACATGGGTAAAAAACTGCTGCTGTTCCAGGATGCTGATCGTTGGGGCGGATCTGTTTCTCGGTTGAAGGCAATTACGGGCAGTGACTGGATTCGATCGGAACGTAAGTATCAAAATGAGAATCAAGAGCCATTTCAATTTAAAGGTGTTGTAATTATTACGGCAAACGAAGCCATTCAGTCAACAGACTATACGTCAGGCCTGGCCCGTCGTCGTCTTACTATTCCTTTTGACCGCCCGTTCACGGGCGGGCCTAATGAACAAAAAGAATTGATTAAGTTTAACCAGAAGGGTGAACCGGAGGGTGAGTTTGCTCCGTTGCTGCCAGGGTTGGTGAACTGGTTATTAGATATGTCGGAGGAAGACATGAGGAGTTACCTGATGGAAACCTCTAAGAAAGTGGAGTTCTTCCGTAAGTATGAGAAGATGCAGAACTTGCGGTCCAATCCATTGCTTGATTGGCTGGAACATAAGGTGATCTATGACCCAGGGGTGGCTAGTGCAATTGGTTTTACAAAGAATGCGCCTATGGGATCTTCACATATCTATGCCAACCAGGAGAAGTGGTTGTATGCAAGCTATGCAGAGTTCAGTAGGCAGTGCAATGTAGGTGTGCTGTCACGTAGTCGTTTTGAAGTGTTGCTAATGGATATCTTGACTCATCAGTTGAATTTAAAAGTGATTAGTAAGCGTACTACTAGGGGTGTTCGCATCATTAATGTGGCGGTGCGTGAGTCTAGTCCTAAGTATGAGGGGTGGCCAAGCGTTGTTGAGGTTACGTCTGATTGGCAGAAGTACAAAGAATTTTATGGTATTGATATTAGTGCGGATTCTGGTGCGAAAATAGAAGATGAATATGAGTTAGAGACTGATGGGTAATGGCCGTCACTTAATCCTAGATCTGTATGGCTGCAATGCAGAGATCTTGAATGATTACGAAGAGCTTAAGCGATTTTTGGAAATTGCTCTGGTGCTGGCCAAGGCTAATATCCTGCGAATTTGTGGCCATAAATTTGAACCACAAGGGGTTACATTGTTGGCATTACTCTCGGAATCCCATGCCAGCATTCACACCTGGCCTCAATTAGGTTATGCAGCGATTGATTTGTATACCTGTGGGGATACTACGCAGACGCATAAAGCGGCTGAGTTTTTAAAGAAAAAACTTCAAGCAGAAACTGCGGACGAAAGAGAATTACGTAGGTCCACAACATTGTCCAATAAGCTATAGTAAATCGAGAATTATCCGATTTAATGGCTAAACCTAAACTTTTGTGGTGTGGTGACATTGTTGCCATGACGGGATTTGCCCGTGTCACAGAAAATGTGCTGGCAAGATTGTCTGATCAATATGAGATTGTGGTGCTGGGCCATAACTGGTGGGGGGACCCGACGCCACTGCAGGATCAGTACAAAATGTATCCGTCATCTAATCGTTTCCAGACGGCGCCTTTTGGTGAAGATCGCATTAGGGAAGTAGTGGAGAAAGAAAAGCCAGACATTGTGTTTACCATCAATGATATGTGGATTATTAATGAGCAGTACAAGCGCATTAAAGATTTACACGACCAGAAGCTATTTAAGTTTGTGGGGTATGCCCCCATGGATTCGTATGGGTGGACTGGGTGCCTTGATGAGACCGCCAACAATTGGGATGGTGTTGTTTCGTATACGGAGTTTGGTGCGCACGAATTTATTCGAGGAGGAATTAAAAAACCAATCACAATTATTCCGCACGGTATTACGGCAAATCAGTTTTATCCCATGGATAAAGCAGAGGCACGTAAGCGGCTCAGTTTGAAAGACGATATTTTTATTGTGTTTAATGGGAATAGGAATCAGTTCCGCAAACGCATTGATATTACGGTTGAGGGTTTTGCAAAATTTGCAAAAGACAAGCCGGATACTCAGTTGTACCTGCATATGGGGTTGAAGGACCAAGGGTGGGATCTAATGCCTTTGTTTGCCAGGGCAATGCAGAGGGAGGGAATTGATCCCAATGGTCGCATCATCCTTACGGCGCAGACCGGTGGGCCGCCAAATGTAGAGGTTGATTTTTTGAATGCGATCTACAACGCGGTTGACGTAGGTGTAAATACCTGTAAAGGAGAGGGCTGGGGGCTGGTGTCCCATGAACATGCTGCCTGTCGTGTGCCTCAGGTGGTGCCGAACCATACGTCATGTAAGGAGATCTTTGAGGGCTATGGGCGCCTTATCCGCTGCGACCACGTCGATGTAGATACCAACTACGCAAGGGAGATGCCCTGCCCCTCCAGTGACCACCTAGCAGCCATCCTGACGGAGCTGTACGAGGACCGGGAGAAGCTGGATGCTACGGCTGAGCTGTGCTACCTGCGGGCCACAGAGGAGCGTTTTAGCTGGGATACGATCGCCCATCAATTTGATGAGGTGTTCCAGGAGACCCTTAACGCCCAAGCCGCTAGTGATGCGACGCAGAGTGAGACGCAACCTAAGAAGAAGAAAAAGGGTAAGCCGGTTAAGCGATCGGTTTATTCGGAAAGGGAATAACGGTCAATTATTAAGAAAACAAGTGGGCCTCCACGGAAGTGGGGGCTTTTTTGTGGGTGAAATTGACCGACTCTGCGGACTTTAGGATGCGACTTTGGCGACTTTGTGGACTTTAGGGGTCGTTCCAAAAACTATGCCTAGCAAATTACAAGAAAATTCCAAGTTGTCATTTTTGTTGCGGATTGTTAATTCTCATAATTGTTACAAAACAACACAACCATTACAACTTGGAATTTTTTTGTAATTTGCTTAGGAGAGTTTTTAACTTGACCCCTAAAGTCCGAAGAGTCGCATCAAACTCTGCACATAAGCCCTAAAGTCCGGTGCTAGAGTCCCATGACACCACCAATTTTCCCGTGCCAGCTCCCGTAAAAAGCCTTCCACCCCTGGAGGACCTACAAAAAATTGTTCGGTTATCGGACGCCTATCCCTCAGGCCTGGAGTGGGCCGTCAGTGACCGTTGGAGGGAGGAGGGGAGGCAGGCTGGTGCGCTTTCCAGGCCCAACCCCTACTACGTCGTCAGGCTCTTGGGAGGCAAGTATGTGGCCCATAGGATCGTCTACTACATGCGGACGGGCAGGGACACGCCCAAGGAGATCCTGCACTTAGCAGACAACCTTGAACGGGACAACCGCAGGGAACTAGTTGAAAACACCCGTGGCGCCAGGAAGGTAGGTTGATTGATATGGCAAACTTATATAAACCAGCCCAACCCCAACTTCTTCGTTATGTGAATCTTATTGATTGTCTTGACGGATTCCAGCTTGAAAATGAAGGGTACTATCGCGGTTACCCCTGCCCCCACGGGCATATTATTCGGGACATTGAACATCACTGGTGTTACCACTGCGCCAGAAAAATTAGCTCCAACGTTTGTGGCTTTGACGTAAACTATCTTCACAAAGGATACAAAGTGAAGTATGCCAATCTCTGGCACAAAATAAACATTGGTTTTCCTGAAGACTGCTGGGAGTTCAAAAGTACTGGCAGCCATACTCCCAAAAGAGTTTGCATTCCCTCCTATCGCTCTGGTTATAGCAAACAAAAATCTGAAAACGTCAACGTACACAAGGCGTTATATCAGTGCGCTTGGGGAGATGTTGGTTCTCTACTGGTGACCAGGGTATGCAGCAATTCAAAGTGTTGCAATCCGTTACATATGGTTTCCACATTAAATACTGCTGCTGCGCCACCACAGTCTATTGTTCCCTTTGAGATTGATTTCAAAGCAGAAAAATTAATGTTGTTTAATCGCCAGGGATTACTCAATAATCAGCCAGAAAAAATTGTAGAAGAATCATTTAAACACACTATAACAAACCCATTGTATGCCAAGGCTCCTCCCGAGTATGACGAGGGGTAGATTCCCCGCGAGTACAATAAAAGAACGAGACTATATTTAATAATGACACGTAATCAATCAACTCAACGTCAACGGACCGCTAAAAATCCGTTGTTGATTGGTTCGTTTAGCCAAACTTCTTTGCGTCTACTGACCGGTACGCTTGGTCCTTTGAACCAAGTTGTGGGGCGCAGTGATACCAATCAATATTCTAATGGTGGCCATGGGCAAGGAGCCATGAACCATTGGTTTCAAATTAATTTGCTAACTCCTGCTTGGATTATTACCAAGAAAGGCGGACCGCGTCCAAATTATATTGAAGTATCTGCATATGATTTAAACCATAATCCAATCCAAGGTCGGATGATTTTTCAAGCCGATAGTATTTCTACTACGGCTAACGGAACTACAGCATTTTATCCGTATTTAGGTCATGTGATGGGTGCAGGCTCAGACCTGTACAACACATTTGAAAGGTTGCGCCTTGATAAAGGAAATGATTTGTATTTCCCCTTAGAGGCAGGTAGTTATTTAATTTGTGTGGCTAGCACTCGCAACGAACGGCTTGACTATACGCTTGGCCTTGTTGTTGAGGTACCAACAGATGACATGTATCTGTTGCTAGAAGACTTTGATGAAAATTTTTTAACACAAGAAACCACCATTGATTTAGACAACACAATTATCGTTGGCCCCGTATTTTCATCAAACTATTCTCTTGCGTCAGGTTGCAACGCATACACATTTAGCCAGGCCACTATTTTGTCCGGCTATACCGTAACAATCCCAGCTACTTCTACTTGGTACATTGGTTTTGTATCTCCAGAGACCAACGATAAGTTTCTGCTTGATCAGGGTCCTGGCTATGATGGAAGCTCTACTCACGAACATTCACTCACTGAATGGACCGATGCTTGGCAACGGGAAAGAAGCCCTGGCGATTTATTGCCCGATTTGTTTGCTCCTCTTGTTAATCGCTAACAATGAATGAAAAAAACTCAACGCCGCAAAAAAGTATCTACCTATCACCTGCCGCAGGGCTATTTGGTTGTTGTTCGACTGATCCCATGGATTCAGACCAAGGACGGCTGCGTGTGGTTAGCAAGCTTTGCAGCGGGAAAAAACAGACGACAAATCAACGATTGGCTAAAGAGAAAAATAAAAAGAAAACGAGTCCGCCACCTGGATTCACATTTGACCGGTAAGCATGGAAACTTTATCCAAAGCTTAGGTGTTTACCAATTACGTAATTGGGTAGATAAATTGCTGCCAGGGGATTCTATTATTATGCGCTGTGAATCAGCAAATCCTGACAAGCAGTTCCGTGTGTGGAAAAAGTGGTTTCAACGAAAAGAAGCCGCTGAATGGGATATCAATGAAGAGTTCAAATCTTTTTTCTATTACAAGCCAAGGCCAGTAAAATAATAATAGTTACCTCCAAGATCATGCACGGTACTTTTTCGGATTATGTTGGCGCTTTGCTTGCAATTCATGCAGCAGCTAGCGCTATTACTGCCCTAACAAATACGCCCAAAGACGACACTTTTGTAAAGAAGTTTTACAAAGTGATTGAGTTTCTTGCTCTAGTTACTGCCAAGACCAAGCAACGCTGAGCCTAGGCGACAATACACCACCCCGTGTTTGGTCCATCAACCATCCAACGGGGTTCAAAATTTTTGTAGCTGTAGTGTTTCTTGGCACCATCAGCACTGGGATAGGTGCCCGTAAGTAGGTCACAGTCCCCCCAAGGGTCATTCACCCAGTAGCCGGTTTCGTCATAGCCGATGATACAAAGCCAGTGACCGCCACCAGTAGGTTTGCTTGGTGTGCCATGGTGCAGGAATCCTGCTGGCACTGGTTTACCTGCGTTAATTTGGTGTTTAATAAGTTCACGATTACCTCTTGTTGTAAAAACAGCAGGCAAACCAAAATGCTTTAGGGTTGCAACCTGAGTAGCGCCTTCAGTTGTATCACCAAAAGTAAAGACTACTTTAATGTAATCATCATCGGTTTTAATGCTGCCAGACTTAAGGTACTTTAGAAGCATTGCACAGCTAGAGCTAAAGCAAGTCCTGTTAGCGTCACGGTAATTATCCCGCTGGCTCATATATTCAACACCCAACCAACTACTGTTATGTTTTACAGCAAGCTGAGCATTTCTAAATCGTTTCAAAAATTCAGCTTGTTGCTCTTTAGATAAAATTCCCCAAGCATAAGCCCAAGCTTTATCTTGGTGCTCCAGGGGGCTGTCTTTATCTGTTGCCCAGGCAGCGTCAAGGAATGAGGTCATTGTGGCGTGGTGGTAATATTAACCATTTTAATTGCTCAAAAACGAATCTGACTGATAAAAAATATGTCTGCCAGACTTGTATTGCACAAAAACAGTAGTGGCGTTGGTTAAGAGGCTTGACTGGTTTCCATGTAGGCCACAATGGCTTTAAGTTCAGCAAGCGTAGCATTATTCTTAATCATATTGGCCCGCATAGAAATCACGGCAATGTTGTTTGGTATATAACCTTTACCGTTGTCAATGCGATCCAGGCTGGGCGAGTTTTCCACTTGATCACGATTGGAGCGGCCAGCGCCAATACGAGCAAACAGCGGAATGCCCAAAACCGGGCAAGTTTCGGGAATTACAATGTCGTCAACAGTGATGGTGCATTCCAATCCGCCCATGCGAGCACGGTTGCGAGCTGCGTAAACCATCTTCCGACGTGGATCTAGCTTTATGTACTTCTGCATTTCGCACTGGCGACAGCGTGAGATGCGAGAAACGCCAAGGATGTCTTTACTCGCTCGCTTGACCTTGTAGAAGTCAGTCTGCGGCCTATGTTCTTTGCAGATGTTGCATTGACGAAGTGCGGGGCAAGTCATTACCATGTGCTGATCGCTGTGCGCTTCCATGTGTTCGTGGCAGTGCAAACGTAGATGTAATTGGCATCCCAGCAAATTTCTCCGGCAGTGCCTGTGGCGGTTGCGGATGCTGGTGTTTTTGCCGTGCCAATTCTAACGCGATCACCAAACACTTGAAGCAGTGCGCCGCCGCTATCTAGACTACCGCCAACTAAGAGCCTGCCGCTGCTGTCGATGCGGGCTTTTTCACCAGCATTTGATCCAAATATCAATGCGCTTGAAGTTCCGGCTTGAACAATAACTTGCCCTGTACCTGCCAAGCCGTCATAAGCGAGCGAAGTACTAACCGCGAGGTTATTGCTGTTTACTCTTAAAGCAGACGTTAAAGACGTATTGCTTGTGGATAAAATATCAACAACTGTACCAGCGGCAGGAGTCATGCCAATCCCCAACCTCCCACTAGCATCCAACGTCATTGCCTGCGTGAAGCTGATGGTATTGCCTGCGGTGCCGGAGGGGGCGGTGGTCCAAATGTGTTGCCCCGCATAAGAATAATAATATCCCGCCGCTGCGGAAGTTGCATACTTCCACCCCGAAGAGTAATAAGCGTTATTTCCAATATACAAAGCGGTTGAATTGCCTCCAATAAAATTACCCTTTCCGGCAATTTCAAGAGCTGAGCCAAACGATGCCCAAGCACTCGGCATCACCCCAATCCCAACGTTGCCGCTGCTGTCGATGCGCATGCGTTCGGTAGCGCCAGCTCCCCAAATATGTGGATAAGACGCATTTTGCGTGTAATAATACGCCCCAGTGGTGTCAGCCGTTAGTCTAAATATACTGGTCCCATTATTGGATAAGTCAAGAATTCCTCCGGATGATCCGTTTATCCTTAAATTGGGATAGCCTACATAGTTTGCAGCGGTACCATTAATTCCAACATTTCCACTGCCATCCACAAACACCCTGCCCGTACCACCAGTGCTAATACCAACCTGGTCAGCACCAGGGGAATAAATGCCGGTGTTGGCATCACCGCTAAATGCAATACTTGGTGCAGCAGCAGAGCCTAAGCCAAAAACACCAGAGGTTACGGTAGTAGTTACACCAGTGAGTGAAGTAAAAGAACCAGACGTAAATGTTGCAGTAGTTCCTGCAGTTGTGGTACCGGTAAGAGTTGTGAAGGTTGCAGTAGGAGCAGTTACGCTACCACCGGAGATTGTACCAGTAACAGTAAGTGCACCTGATGTGGAATAAAATAAACCTGAAACAGTAATTAATTTGTCAACACCACCATTATCAAAGGTGATGTTATCGCATTTTAAAGTGCCGTAAGCCATTACCTTGTTGCTTTTTATTAATTCTATCCTTAAAAATTTAAATGTATGAAAGCAGGGTCTAAGTGTTCCAAGGCTTTTTGATCTGCGTAAATTGCTGCTTCTTTAGCATCTGCAAAATAACCAAAGTACATGCTTTTGCCATTGACTTTGAACATAACTCTCCAGGGTTTTGTTGGATTGTTTTTAGTAAATACAACTCTTCTGTACCCGGATGTTGCAATTTTTCTGGTTCTATTGTATTGGTTTTGACTTCTTGTAACTAGTCGTAATTCCGTTCTGTTGTCGCTTTTGTTTATTGTAGCGTGATCAATAAACTCATGAGGTTCAACCAGTCGATTATTTAATAAAGACCAACGTATCCTGTGACACTGATATAATTTTTGCTTGTATTTAACTCTCCAGTATCCTTCATTTGAGCTGTAACCTGCAGGAGTTCCCGCTTTTTGTCCTCCTTGTTTGGCCGGATTAATTTTCCAAATCAAACCACAAGGATGGTCTTCTGTTAAAGAAAAAACTGTTTGCAGCTCATGCAAAGGCGGAAGGGGATTGGCAGAGCGCATAAAAATTTTTTAATACCCTAGCACACTTAAGTGCCGTACGCCATGAAAATACCGCTTGTAAACTACTTTTTCTTTATTCTACCTCAAAACTTATTCCAATTACGGCAGAATAATCAACGGTCCTCTAATTATGAACCCACTGGTGCCACCAGAAACCACACCAGAACAAACAAGAGCAGGGCCTGCACCAGAAGGAGCCGTAATTGCAATTGTTAATCCAGTAATATTTGTAAATACGCCTGTTGCTCCAGTGACCGTAACACCTGTAACTGTACCAAAACCAGCTCTTACACCAGTAACATCCGTAAATTGACCCGCTTGTCCGGTAACGGTAACACCTGAAACTACAGTCGTAAATACACCAGAAGCACCGTTAAACGTAACAAAATTTGCGGTGGTTCCAGTTGTTGTAATACCTGTTAAAGAAGTATAGTTACCAGTGGTTGCAACAACTGTGGTGCCAGTGATTGTGGCTCCTGAAATACGCGTGGTAAATACGCCTGATGCAAAATTGGCAGTAGTGCCCGTAACGGTTGTCCCTGTAACACTAGTAAATCCTGCTGCATCGCCAGTAATAGCAGCGCCTGAAATACGTGTAGTAAATACACCAGATACAAAATTAGCAGTAGTACCAGTAACGGTTGTTCCCGTAACAGCAGTGAAGCCTGCAGTATCACCAGTAATAGAAGTAAATTGACCTGATGTACCAGTAACGGTTACACCGCTGATTGTTCCTGTAACACTTACGCCAGAACTAAAAAATCCCGAGCCGCTAACACTAAGATTGCCGGCAACTGCAACGCCAGTAAACGTAATAGTAGAGAAAATACCAGTGGTAGCTGCAACAGTTGTCCCAGAAATTGTGCCACTTGCCGTAAGGGCTGAAATAGTGACAAGACCAGTTGAGTCAATTCGCAAACGCTCGGTTGATCCAGCACCAATCAATACGGTACCAGTTAATGTTGTTGTAGATCCTCCGTAAGATTGAAGGTTACCAATAATTGTATTGTTATCACCAGCAGTAATGGCTGAGCCAGCTTGGTTACCAATTCCAATATTATTAGATCCAGTGCCACGCTCAAACGCAGATGTTCCAATAAGTGTATTACCACTACCGGACACAATAACACTACCCGCAAGAAGACCTACCCCTACATTATTTGAGCTGCCTACAACAGAACTTAATGCATTAGGTCCCAGTGCTGTGTTAAACGCGCCTGACGTTAAATTTCTTAGTGCTTGATAACCAATTGCTGTATTGTATTGCGAAAAAGATGTTGCGTTTTGTAATGCTTCCCCGCCAACGACAAGGCTATGGAAGTCTCCACCAGAATCCCTTCCAATTGTGTGTGTATTTACGGTAATGTTTCCACTAAACGTAACGCCTGTTCCAAATTGAGCAGTAGTTCCGGTTAAGGTAGTAAATACACCAGACGTAAAGCTAGCAGTAGTTCCGGTTACGGTTACACCTGTAATTGAGGTAAAACCGGCAGTATTACCAGTAACAGAAGTACCTGAGATACTTGTAGTAAATACGCCTGACGCAAAATTAACTGTGGTTCCCGTTACGGTGACTCCAGTTACAGAAGTAAATCCTGCGGCTGTACCAGTAATAGCAGTAAAGGTGGCTGCATCACCTGTGATTGATGCAACGTTTACTGTTGTACCAGTAATGGTTTGACCTGTTAACGAAGTAAAGGCACCTGATGCGCCAGTAATTGTTACGCCACTAATCTTAGCAAGGAAATTGCCGGAACTTACATTGACAGTGCCACCGGTAATTGTTGTAAAATTACCCAAGACACCATTGACATTAGTACCTTGAATATTGGAACCCGTAATAGTAACACCGCTAATTGTGCCGCTGACAGTTGCACCGCTTTGCGCAACGAGAGAACCAACGGTAACAGCGCCTGTAAACGTAGCTGTAGTAAAGCTTGTGCTGCCAGAGACCGTGAGGTTTCCTTGGACAACAACAGCACCACTAATAGTACCGCCTGTGCGCGGTAAGTAGTAAACATTAAGATATTCTTTTGTTCCAGATACAGTAAGCTTTCTGTTTTTAAGGGTAGGATCAACTTCAAAGACGTGAACAACCGTAAGCAGGTCCTGATCCGCTAGGTCAAGACCTGCAAGCTCCTGAAGTTCGGATATGCGTCTGTTAGCCACTTATGAGTAACGTAAACCTATTACGTTCATTATAATTGGTTGTGTCCCAGGGTCACTTAACACGTACTTCAATTTGCGGCAGATACTTGGAGGTAAAATTCCAGGCTCCTTGAATGCCGCCAACAATGACGCAAGAAAGAACTACCATTACCAGGATTTCTGCAACGGTCATGTTGCGACGGACGTAAACAATCTTGGGTTCAGGAGCTTCGGGCATGTAAACGTAGCCACCAGGGAGCGTGACGGGTGCCTGAGGAGATTGTGGTGGAGGCGTTTGTTGTTGCATAGTCATGCGAATTGCCTGTTCTCTCGCACGTGCCTTCATTTCCGCTAGCTGCTCAGGAGAAATTCCTTGCAGTTGCTGGGGAACTTGACTGGCGGGAATCTGTTCTTCCATGGACCTAGCAAAATCTTTGCTTACACACTAGCATTAAACAAGTGAAAAGTGTTGCTATGACCCATGGGATCAGAAAAGGTTTAGAAGATATTGCCCATGAGTTAAAAGGGATTAAAAACATTCTCTCTTCCATGTGGCACAGCAAGTATCAAACCGAAGAAACAAGCAGGTTGCACCCAGAGGCATTCACTGATGAGTACATTTCTACAGAAGAGTGTGCACGCAGGCTAAGCGTATCAGATCAAACAATTAGGAATTGGATTTTTGCTGGCAAACAAACCAAAGGCAAGGGATGGGTCGAAGGAATTCATTATGTCAATATTGCAATTGACAACAATAAACGAGCAGTGATCCGTGTTCCATGGACACAGCTAGTGCAATCATTTGCTAAAACTAAAGAAATAGATATTACTGACGTAAGAAATCCCCGGATGTATCAATCAACAAGAGTAGAGGAACCTCAGCGTGACAAATAGATTTCAAAGCATAGAGATACACAAGATCACTGTTGAGAACTATTCTCAATTACTGCCTGAATCTTTGGCGTTGCAACTAGAAGATTTTATGCCGCCCTTCGGCTCATTTGATGACGGGTGCATCCAGCGATACCTGGAAAATATTAAGAAATTTGAAGAGGAGGATATTAACTCGGGCATGACCCTTGCCAATAGATTGCGTTTAGCATTTAAAGATTTAGTCCCAGATACGATCTGTGGTAAATTTCCGCAGGCAGAACTCCCGTTAAAAAGGCGTTTGCGTTGCGTAGCCGAATACTTGATTCGTGCCGGGGAATTTGATAAGATGAAAGACGAGACTGGCAAGTTGGTCAAAAAACGAGGAGTTCTTGGAAAACTTGTCGTTGTGTACCAGCCCCTTCCTAAACTGACTGAAGCACTCCTTAAGCAAGGACTTATACCCAATGAGCCGCCGAGAGAAGTTGATAGCCCAGGCTCTTGAGGGCAAAGTTGATGAGACCAGTGGAAAGATGCTTGATGCTGTTGTCAAGCTCGTATTGGGTGATCTGGCTACGGTCTACAACCGCTTCTGGGAGTCGGAAGGGCCTGGAGTCATGTGTTTCCAGCCGTCCAACCAAGATCGTTCAATGTTCTTTCTTACGCTCAAGGAGTTGCACGCAGCCGAAGAATTGTGTGAACGAGAGAACAAGGGTGACCTAGCTGAAACATTTAGACGAATCCTTGGTGCCGCACAAAAAATTAACCCAGAAGAAAAAGCTGGTTACATCATTAACGATGAGGAAGGCATTCGCTATTCGGAAATAGACTATAACCAGCAATCGGAATCCTGATGGGCGCACCGTTTAGAAAAAAAGTTGAAGACCGTGAGCTGATTACTAACACGGATTTGGCTTGTGCTGTCCACTCCCTTATGGGAAGCATTGACCTAGATCCTGCTAGCTCACGTGTTGCCAATGAGTTTGTAGGTGCAGATAAAATTTACACACCACAAGATGACGGATTAAATGTCCAGGAATGGGCAGGAAAAGTTTACTTGTTTCCACCAAGTGGCGCTTATTTTTTTAGCAAAGAGTTGGATAAGTGGAAGCTGACTAGGGCTTCGTCTCCATCACTGATCTCATCACATTCGGTATGGTTTAAAAAACTTTACAAACTTTGGCTTGCTGATGTGGTAACCGAAGCTGTGTACTTTACCAACTGTATGGACATGCTTAGATATGATCAACGCATTTTTGATTTTCCAATTTGTTTTCTCAAGACGCCTCCCATATTAAAAATGAATTCAAGCGAAGGGGTAGGCAACCACAAAACAGGTACGTGCTTTGTTGTGTACCTACAACCAAAACGCAATTCCGCTGCTGCTACCGAAAGATTTATAAATATTTACTCGCCAAAGGGCAGGATAGTCTGTTGATTTTGTAGACTATTAATGAGTGGAAAAAACAATGAGCATTCTTTGCGACCGCGAGATCAGGGAACTGGCAGAACAAGAGGGAATGATTAGCCCGTTTCAGGATCGGTTGGTCAGTGAAGTAGATGGTCGCCGTATTTTAAGCTATGGCCTTAGCTCGTATGGTTATGATATTCGCCTGTCTCCCAAGCAATGCCTGATCTTTGGTCGCATCCAGGCTGGTGATTGCGATCCCAAAGATTTCAATCCCGATATCCTTAATAACGCAGAGTTGCTGAAAGATGAAAAGGGCCAATATTTTATTTTGCCTCCTTATGGGTATTGCCTTGGTGTTGCACAAGAGCGAATTAAACTTCCTCGTGATGTGACTGTAGTTGCTGTGGGTAAATCAACATATGCCCGTTCAGGTATCTTGGTAAATATTACGCCAGCAGAAGCAGGCTGGCAGGGATATCTTACGTTGGAGATTAGCAACTGCACTGGCTTGTTTAATCGTATTTACGCTGACGAAGGCATTACGCAACTGTTGTTCTATCGTGGCGAACCCTGCGAGGTATCGTATCAGGATCGAAAAGGTAAGTATCAAGATCAAAAAAAAGAAATTGTATTCTCCAAGCCATGACAAACACTTCCGCTTTTGATCTCAATGAAAGGCTTGAAATCCTTGAGACTATTTACGTAAGCATAATTGACTTAAACAATGAAGAAATATATTCAAAGTTAGCGCGTTATCGATCTAATAATGTTCAATGGATTTTAAATAACCTTGATAAAACATTTTGCGAACTTAGGGATGTTCTTGAAATGGAGGAGTTAAATCACCAAGAACGTTAAAATCCCTTAAATGTTCCAGAAGAAGCACCTGGTTTTTTGGAATAATTAGTACTGCCAGTTATTCCTATCTTGTCGCCCAAGGTAGGAACATTGGTGCCTTTAATGTTTGCCTCTATGCGAGGAGTATTACCTCGAATCCCAGGCTCATCAATCAATGCATTTTTTTGATATCTACCAGAAACTCTGGCAGCTGCAAGAAATTTTTGCGTGCGGTCGTCAGTGCCTTGATTATTGGTGCCAGCTTTTTCGGCGGTAGCTTTTTCAGACTTATCAAAATTCCTCGTATCTGTTACGTAAGAATTACCTGGATTTCTATCGCTAGTATCGACAGACGATGAACCGCTATGGGAAGTAGGGTCATAACTTCCTTTTACAAAAGCACGACCGGCTTTGTGATTCCTGTTAGAGCTGTTAAATTTTCCCATGATAATATTTTAATTGAAGGTATTTATGTACTGAATATTTCAATGAATACTCCCGATCCCGATGCGTTTTTAAATCAATTTATTACTAGTGATGACGAGCTGATTAAGCGAATGGCATGCTGTTGTGATTTTGGTGCCCCCATGGCAACCGCAAAGCATGACGTTCCGATCTATGATCAATATAACCGTGGGCTAGCACTGTGCCAGGACAGCAGACCGAGAACGAATTTAGCATTAGAGGGCAATCGACCCGGCGTGACTGGTTCCATTCCGTCGATGGAGGAAGCCCATCTGTATCCAGGAACTCTACCAATGGGTCAGAAATTACTGGTGAATTTGAATCCAACTCCTGTCCTCCGGTAGATTACGGCATTACAGCTGAATGTGTTAATGGCGTGTGCCCGGTCCCCTGGGCCACTACCAAAGCATCTGTGGCGCCAAAGGGCGATCCAGTAAACCATCCTGAGCATTACACTGCCGGCAAAGTCGAAGTCATTGAAATTCTGGAACAAGCAGTACAAGATGCTCCAGATCCAATTAGCGGCGGCTTGCTGTGGCAAACATTAAAATATTTGTTACGGCTTTGGTATAAAGGCAATATGCTGCAAGATGCCAAAAAAGCGCGTTGGTATCTTAATCGCTTGATTGATCGCTTAGAAAGTGACTACGTTTAAAAGGGAACAGGAAAGTCTTCGCCGTCGTCATCGTCCTCTGTACAGGCGACGGCAAGCGCCTCTAACTCAATATCCGTCGGAATATCAAACTCAAGAATAATATTTTCGTTTTCCATGATGGTCTTGATTGCTTGCCATTCCATTAATCTGCGGTAGTACAGATTAAGCAATGCGGCACGCAGTTCATCCCAGGTCATTTCCTCTGCAGCAAGCTCAGCTTTCCGCATAGAAAACTGTAGTTCCAATGGAAGTTCAAATTCCTTTGGTTCTGGAAAATCTTCCATTGGAATCAACAAGCTTTTGTGATTCTATTCTAAGCCCGATCTCCATGCCAACAGTCTCCTGGAAACTGAAAAAGACTGTCAAGCGATTCGTCGTTTAGTGGCACCCAAGGGTCTTTAGTAATGGAAAAATCATTTGCAAATTCTGCAAGAACATAAGGGTTGATTTTTTGCTCTAGCTTGCGAATAGCGGATACTTGTTCGGCGGACGCAGCGTAACTCCTAAATGCAGTCAGCAACAAATCTTCACATTTGGGGATGGCTTGCTTTACTTCAGTCAAGAACAACATGCTTTCTTCTCTGCGGCGTTCCAGGAGACCTCCAATTACCTGGTGCTCTTGATCAAAAATCCACTGGGAAAATTCTTCTACAACACCAGCCCAATCTTCAACTTCAATACAGTCAATCAATGCGCTGTATAAAAATGGCTTCCATCCAACTGAATGAATAAACGAGATCAAAGCCTGCCTCATATATTCGTCTAAGTGCAGGTTTAATTCATTTAGCTCCTTCTCAATTGCACGTATTTCATGCATCAAATATTCCAAGGCTTTCTGTTTAGTGCAACAGTGACCAGACTTTACAGGTGAACCGTCTGGATAAAATTGCGTACCAAAACCAAATGTATAAGGAGCACCTCCTGTCTCTGGATCGGCATAGGCTTTTTCATTAAAGCCTTCGTGCTTACAAATTAGCTCCAGAGCAAGAGGATAGTAAGACATGGGAGCATAATATGTACTCCCATCATACACATCTTAAGTGTTGATGTTAGCCTTGGCCACGGCTTTTTTTGCGGCCATGGGATGGCTTGGAGTGCTGCCCATCTCCTTGACGAGTCTTCTTGGGCTTGGATTCGATTTTGTTTGCGACAGCTTTGGCTTTGGCCATGGATCAGAAATGAACAGCCTGCATCCTACCAGAGATCATCGCCCCCAGAGGTCCTGGCACGCCCAGTAGCGTGGGGTGTTTTTGTCCATGGGTTTGTCGCACCCCATGCGAGATCGGAAATTGGCGCGGCGATCCTTGTCACCATGTTGTGTGTAGTCTTCATAGCCCCTGGCACCGTAACGCACTATCTTCTCCTTTCCATTGTGACAAGACTTAACGACTTTTTTGTGCTTGTCTCCAGGGGGTGCCTTTTGCGGTACGTTGCATTTCATCTGGTCTTTTTTGTAGCGATGCGCAGCGCCAGCAGCTTTTTTATGTTGTTCTGACATCAGAAGCTAGTCCAGGAAGAAAAGTCAACAAAGGAGTTACTTTTGGAACTACTTGAAAGACTCGGAAAGAAATTACCTATAGAACTAATTTTACTACTGGTACTTGCTTTAATTGTTCCAAATGGATTAGAGCTTTCTAAGAATGGATCATTGGTTTCTGCAAATGGATCGCCAATGCCAACCTCATCAAATGGATCACCGATTCCCATTTCTTCTTTACCAGAAGAAGTTGCAAACGGATCTTTAAAGCTAAAGGAATCTTCTGTTCCAGTCTCATCAAAAGAAAGTAGTGAGGTCTTTGGTGCAGTAGTTGTAGTTCCTTTTCCTGTTAAAGAAGATATCTCAGAAAAACTTGTATCTCCAAATAATGAACTAATGTTTGTAAATTGATCTGTTGCGCTTGCCGTTGTATCTATTCCAGTAAGATCTTTGATTCCCCCTGGAGTATACGCAGCATTAATTATGTTAATGTCTTCTTTACTAGCCCCAGGCATGAATTGATCATAAAATTGTTGCTCAGTGCCAGTGAATCCGGCATTTTTAAAAACTGCATACACACCGCTTGGCTGTGTTGTTGTGCCAGTGGGGGGTGTTTCTTTTTGAATGTATTCAACTCCAGCAGTCAACTGATTAATTTCAGCTTGCTGGTCGATTAAACCACCAATTGTGTTTTTAATATTTGCCGTTGAATCTTGCGCCAGGGCAGATGCTAATTCGTTTTTTAAATCTGTCAGGGAACTGTTTGGATCCAGGCCATGATCTTTGAGGAGTTTCTGCCATTCAGGAGTGCCTTGAACTAAACCTACGGCTTTAACCAAATTATTTACATATTCTTCAGGTTTAATAAACTGACCAAAAACAGTGCCAATTTTATCAGCTTCTTTGATTAAAAGAGGTGTTAATACTTTTGAAATATATAGGTTTGCAATGCTAGGTGCCAGCATTGCCGGTGAACCGTCATATGACAAAAGCTCAGGCATTTTATTGCCTTGTGAATCCAAGATGTAATTGCCTTTATCATCTTGTTGGTAAACAATGTTTCCATCTTTATCTTTTTTGGCTGCACGCAACCCAACCATTTGATAGTGCAGGTTTGCAAATTCGTTTGGATTTGTAATATCAATTCCATACTCATAAGCTTTTGCTGCCCAGTTAATAGCATTTCCTTGATCATCTTTAGTAATTCTTCCAGCTTTTGCCGCCTCCCAATCATCTGCAACTCTTTTTGCCTGAACAGAGTTATTAAAACCAGCTACGGTATCAACAAACCCATCAAAGGCATCAGGAGCCAATAAACCAATTTCTCCACCCTTAGCGTCTTTTCCTACCAAGCCATATTGCTGAAGGTATGTATTTGGATCAGTGTAGTACTCAGCATTGAATCCTTGCTCTGTATTGTTTAGTTTTTGTAAGTTTGCGTACCACCTGGTTATATCATTTTGCGCCGCCATTTTCAAGGCGTTTACTTTGTCTTGCGTTTGAAATGGGTTTTGAGTTTTATCTGTAACATCAATATAATCTTGAAATTCAGCAATTGATTGCGAGGCATCAAAGCGCGGTTTTAAGTATTGAGTGTAAAAATCTCTAGCAAACTGAACCTCTTGTCCCATCCGCTTATCTGGCGGAATATATCCTTCTGGTTTTTGAAGCTTGTTGTACGCCTCAAGGGCTGCAGCTTTTGCGCTGGATCCTTCGAGCTGATCCTGCCAATTACGCCAAGCATCGTCATACTGCTTCCAAGAAGCTACTGTTTCTGGATCTACATACCCATTAGCTTTCAATTGATCTTCATATTTTTTCCAACTATCTTGAACTACTTTTCTGCTTTCTACCGGAACGTATCCCTCTGGAAGATTTTTGATTACATTTTTAGATGTAAAATCATTTGGATTTGTTTTTAAAGTAAGATACGCTTTGTCTGCTTTGTCCCAGGCTGCTTTCTTTTCAGTGCTCCACCCTGTTTTATCAATAAATCCATTTGCTTCTGTGCGCAAGTTTAATGGAACATAATCATTTGGAATGTCAATACCGCCAGCATATTTCTTTTCAATTTCATTGTTTATCCAATCTTGCCAGTTATAAATCAAGCCATTTTTTGTGTTAAAAATATTATTAATGCCAAAATCTAGTTTGTATTTTTGTTGTGTATTTGCCTGTTGTCCTCCAATGGGATTAACATTTCCTAACCCAGAATCGCTTAAGACTGCACTATTTATTGATGCATTGAACTCATCCTGTACGGATTGAAGATCTTTGATAAGAGGTTGAAAGTAAGCAATTTTACCTTCTTTTTGTTTTGCTTCTTTTAGTGCTGCAATAGTATCGGTTAACGCCTGTCTACGTAATAGGTCAAACTGTTGTTTTTGGACAACATCTGATTGACTGATTACCTGTTTAAAAACATTTGTAATTTCTGGAGCGGAAGAAGTCAGCTCAGTAAATGTTGAGTCAGAATTTAAGCCGTTAATAGAATCGTAAAGGGTTTTGTTGTTAGAAATTACTTGACTATTTTGCTGTGGATCCAGGGTTGCCGCTAATCCTAGAAAGCTGGCAAACGCTGCTTCTGAACTTGTTACTGTTTTAAGGTCTGTCTTTACACCCTTTGTACTTGAAACATCATTTACAAGTTTTGTCCATGGGCCTGAAATATTTCCTAACTCTAAAAGACCAGCTTCTTTTCGTGCTTGCGCAAATAAGTTGCTTGCGGTTTTATTGCTTTTTACAAAAGATGCTAATTCCTCTCCTGTTCCGGTATTTTTTAGCTCGTAAGTTAATGCGCCAGTTTCATCCGTGGTAGACCTTAAGCCAAAAATGTTGTCTCTTATTTCAGCATTATTTGCATCCGTCCTAATAGGCTCTTTATATTCTTGACTTTTAAGCGGAGCAATTTCGCTACCGCGAATATTTATATTATTGGGATCTCCCTTAAGGGCTTGTAAGTATTTAGAAAGACCATACTGTTCTTTGCTATAGTCATAGCGAAGAAGTATGTCTAGATCATTTGAGTTTAGTGCGTCATCCCATTCCTTTGCGGCTTGTTTTCCTAAATCTGTTTTATCAAAAAAGTATCCCGAGGTTCCATTTCTATATTTATTAAAACGATCAAAGGTTTGATTTGCGCTAAGCGCACCCTCTCTATTAGATAGCAGTAACTTATCTTGATCGGTAGCCGAATAAACCGAAGGTTTTATGCTTGGATCGCTTCTGTAATATTGATCCAGGGAGCCGGAGTACGGTGCTATTAAGTTGTTTATTTCTTTATCGGCTTCTTCACTGGTATGGCCTCCGTTGGTTAAAAGATACTTTAAGTTTTTGATTTCATTCTGAACGGTTACATACTTACTGACCGGAGCAATTGACTGAATATTTACTACTTTTTTTAAGTTATCAATTGAAGTCTTTGCTTGCGCTTCGAATTGATTTTTTGCAACAAGTTTTTTATTTGTAATTATTGCCTTGTTATTATCTTCCTCATTAAGCTGAAGAGTTTTAACAGTTGCCGCTATTGTTTCTGTAATATTTGCAGGAATAAAACCAATGCCAGATAACCCTAAATTAGAAGATCCCGATGGCGTTAATTTTAAAATTGTATATGTTGGTGCCGGGGGGTAAATTGTGCCATACCTGTCTCTATAAGGAGCGGGTGTAATAGGAGGGGTTTCAGATAATGAGTAACTTGTGGTTCCCCCTCCTCTACCGTCTCCATATGATGTAAACGAAGATATAAGATATAGTGTTTTTGTTGTTGGTAAATCAGTCTTTTCCAGTTCGTATGGAGACAGCTTCCATGTTTTATTTGCGCTGTCGTAGAAAAGAGTCATTGATATTTAAGCAAACAGGTCAACAATTCCCTGTTTGGTCCAGGAGGTAATTTTATCCATCCTAGCTTGAGTAAAAAAATCCTGGCGCACATACCATTCTTCCATTCGAGTGCTGGACTTTGCTTGATTGCAACGGCGGCAACATGGAACAAGATTATGCCTGTTACTGGAACCAGACCGATGGCGTGGAACAATGTGATCTAGGCTTGTGGCAGGTTCTTCACAGTAACCACAAAGGTGATTCCATTCATCATATATACATTGTCTAAAACGTTTCTTGGCCAATTTAGGAGTTAGTTCAATGAGCAGTGCGAGCGGTTCCTGTGCGCTGCTGAACATAAGTTCCTATGTCGTTAACTTATTTTAAGTTGGGCTTCCCAAGGCTAAGCAAAAAGCAATTGTGAAGTTTTAATAAAATCTGTTGACAGGGGCCGGTCATGTCCTAGGTTGGGGCTGTACAAGACTTTTCGGTCATGACAACGCACCAAGGATGGGTCTCTGCTAACAGGGCCGGCGAGATGTTGGGCCTTGATCGCAAAACGCTTTTTAAGATGCGTGACAACGGGACCCTTCGCCTTGGTCCACACTATGCAGCATTTCCTGAAACGCGTTCACGAGATAGCTTCCGCTGGAACGTCAATGCTATTCGCAAGACCATGAGCAAGCTTGAGAAGCTAGAGCTGGCTGCAGTGTAGACTACTGAGGATATGGGATCTAACAGCCTCCGCAAGGGGGCTGTTTTTATGCAGGTGGTGTGTTGTTAAGGTAAGCAGCCCACGCTAAGCCCATTGCTTCTATTGTTGAGATTTCTCCTGATGCGTAGGGAAGATACACTACATCTCCAGCGTGGTAGACAGAGGGAATGTCTCCACTGGCTCTGATTTGACTGAAGCCAAACGCACGTGTATCTATTTGATTTGCGGACTGTACGTATTGTGTTTGGATAATGTCTCCAAACTTTGGAAGTACACCAATAAAAATGCTTCCAAAAGATCCTCCCCACGCATAGCCAAATGATGTGCCCCAGGCAGAAGCCATTATGCTGGTCCCCAGGGCGTCGCTTCTGTGCCGGTGCCCGTGATTAATAGGCCGTTGATTTTAGAGATATTTACATCTGGTGGAGTGGCATTCATTGCGGCAAGTGTCAACGCCGAGCTTTCTGTTGCAATATCGGTTTTATCGGCAGCACTAATCTCTGCGGTGATGTGCGTCCATGGTGCGTATTGCATCACGATATCAGATGTATTCATTTCAACTGGTGAGTACGTAGGATACGCAACGTAGACCGCTGGATCAACACCGATGACAATTGGCAAGAGATAGCCTAAGTTAGTAGGTGTAGTTACTTCATCTGCCACCTTCCAGTAGAAAGTGTAGTTTGAAATTAACACACCTCCTTGAATAAATTTAAAACCATTAATGGAACCGCCATAAATTACTGCCGCACCAAACCAGTAGCCTTGAACTGCAGTGTAATACTGCAAGGCATTTATTACCTCGGCCGTTGAATAGCCCCGCAAATCTTCGTTAATAGTCAAGGGAATCCTGTTGTTTACATCTAGGTAAGAACCAAATTTTGAAGTAATTATATCTCGAACGATGGGATCAAGAGTGGTATCAACATATATCTCTGGAATCAAAGATATCCTAAAAGTTGTAAAATCATCGGCCGTTGCGTAAAACAATCCTGGCTGGTAGCCATAGGCAATAGCATAAATGTAGAAAAAGTCTCCTTCTGCTACTTCCAGGACACGTGCTGGATCTGACGAAACCCAACCCAAGTCTGTCGTATTGTTTTGTCCAACATATGTTGACAAGTCAAGGGCATCTACTGTTGTAATTTCTATGTTGGCTCTGACCAATACATTGGATCCTGCAATGAACCAATCTGATGTGCCTGCCCTAAATACTTTGACTACGCCTATGCCGCTATTGCTAATTGTTCCAGTAACTACACAATCAGTAAATGTGACATTGATATCGGTATCCGTGTTGTACGTCAGGTTACCATTAATTGTTATTCCTGTAAAATCAGTCGGGGTGTCTTGAGTTACGTTGCCGGTGATGATTACACCCTCTGATAATGCACCATTTAACGTTACGCTTCCTACCACAGTCCCAGCAGTCAGGGTACCGTCAATTACAAAGGTGTAGCTGCTGTAATAAGCAATGCCGTTGTTAGTTGAAAAAGGATCAGGTTTTGTTAAGTTGGCAAGCAAACAGATATCATCCTGTACTGCAGACCAAACCTCTACCGCAGGAAGACTGCCAGATAAGGTAACTGTAGATGCACCATAATCAACTGTCACATCTGTTACGCCCGATACATACAAAGGATTTTCGTCTAGATCAACGACTTCTGTTTGCGTAATTGGAATAGAGATATCTACTTTTGTATAAGTGCCTGTCAAGCTGCTAAATGTCCAGCCAACTTTACGTGCAATTAAACGGTATGGGACAGGCACCGCATCGTAGTCATACGGCATAGGAACGGACCCTGTACTTCCAGGGAGTACAAGACTGCTTTGCAGTACGGGAGTTGCTGGCACTGAATTTAAGTATCCCGCAATCAACGTACCTGCTTGTGCGTTAAAAAATCCAATTTGCGTGTTGAATACGGGAGGGTTGTATGTTGCATCAATCGTGACAGGCAGTTTCATGCTCATGAGATAGCGTCCTGCCACCGCTGTTGTGCCGGTGATGCGAAGCTGTAGATCAATGCCAACTGAGGAGCTGTAACCACTCAACGCCGCACGGGCGGTCTCCAGGCTGGCATTATTTGTGAACGCAGTCCAAGCACCAGTATTTGGCGTACCCCAGTTGGTCATCCTAAATTCAACGGTTGTGCCAGCAGGAATAGGATTCGTACCAGCGCCCAGGTTGTAGTTGAAATCGAAGGCGGTGCCTGTGAAGTTGGTGACTCCCTTGAGCGCAAATACCGATTTAATGATGACGGAATCACCAATCGCGGGGTAGTAAATACGACCAAGGTTATCCAGATACGTACCGCCGACAAACGTGTACATATCAAACTGGTTCTGCGCTGAGAACGGACCCGCATATACAGAGCCAACCGTTTTTGCCGTGTTAGATAAGACAACGATTGGCTGAACGTCCACCAAATTGGGGACGATGGTGCTTGTGGCGCCAGTGGCATAAAAACGATGGGGGCCTGCCAGCACGTCAAGCTCTGTGCCGCCTTTCATTGCACCGCCCGTGGATGTCGTGGTGGCTGTGATTGAGTCAATCAACAGCATCCGAAATAGGCGACCGCTGTTACTTGTGATGTTACTCGTAAGATAACTTGAAGCTGTTGTGATGCGAGGGTTTGTAACTGAAATCCACGCGATGATGCTGTTTAGACCGGCATCGGCTGCGATTGCAGCGAGTTGTGATCCACCGTTGATTGCGGGGTAGCCTTTATTGTGAACTACAACACTTTCGCAATCAGCGTTAATCAAGGCTATGTAGGTGCGGTGGGCAAGGCCGCCATCCCATATTTGCAATCCACGGAAGGTGCTGTTGACTGTGCTGGTTAGATACAGCACAACGGCAGTGTCGCTAGTGCCAGCGGAGTAGCTACCCGGCTGTGACGATATGTAGATGTTTTTAATGTCTGCGTTGGTTAGTGCAGTGGTATAGATAGTGAAGTTAGCGTAGATGCCGTCGATAGGTGTGGCGCACTTTACGGTTGTAAATGCGATTGACCTAGTGTTGAGATTGGCAGAGGCGGATCTGTTATACATCCTTACTCGCACATTGCTTATTGCTTGCGCGTTTTGGACGTTAGAGAATGTAAGCCCTGTAGCATTAGTAATTAAAGTATAGTTGACATTTGCATGGATATTGGCAAAACTTCCGCTGCCGATCATAGAAGCAAATGAAATTACAGCCGCCGCACCCCCCGGAGCTTGATAGCCGCCGCCAGTTGCACTAATGGTATCTAGGCTGTATGTCCCAGCAGAGCTTGTGACCGTCAAGAAATAGGCGCCAAAGTTTTTTAATGTTAGAGCTGCATAGTTGTTAAACGTGCAGCACATTTTTAAGCCGGTGCTGCACACCTGCATATCAACCGTGCCGGATGCGTTGGTCGTAAATGTGGCGTTATTGGTGGTAGTGTTATTTGCTGGAATCCAATAGACCAATGTGCCGATTGGAAAGCTCGCTTGCGCTGTAGTTCCAAGAGCGCCCCTGAACATACCTGTTGCGCTGACCGTTGTGCCCGAGCGTGTAGTGTATGAAATGCGTTCAATCGTTGAGCCGTTGATTAACAGCAATGTGCCAAAATATCCCGTTGCAGAGGCAGTGTTTGTTCCCGCCCCTATTGCTGCTGTAAGCGTGATGGCTTGCGCCGCCGTGCTTGTAATGGCTGCTGCAAGCGTTGTTTGCTGCACAGCGGAATTGAAGTGGATATTGGGAACGCGCACCCTGGCGCCTGTGGGAATCTTTGTGCCGTTGGTGCCATCCCCCATTGTTACCGCAGTGGTCAACGGGTTAAAGAACAACACTTTGCCAATGTCGCCCGCGCCCACTTGAGTGGCGCTGATAAGTGAGCCACTGCGAATAATGTACGAGGTTCCTGCGGCAATCACACCACCCGTATAGGTGGAGCCATCTAGTTCCTGAATGGTGATTGATGTGGCGGAAGTGTAGGAGCCAACAACAAAATCACGGGCAATACCCGGAAGCTTGAACA